GTGTTGATCGGTATGTTGCGTGTGTCCCTTTACGGGTACTTTTTCCACAGTGGATAGTTAAACTGGCCCACTAACCTTATGTGCTAATTGATTTGCCATAATGATTGCTGATTTTGTGCCTATGCACACAGAGTCTTAACTCTGTCTGCGTTTCTTTGAAAGAATTCTTCGAAGCCTGTGATATGCCATGTTTTGTGTTTTGGGGAATTGTATGTGAATTGCCGTGATGTGATGAGTTGATGTGCGCCTGGGGTTGCTATAAATTTGCCTTTGTTATTAAACTTCATTATTAAAATATTGAAGTCGCCATCATCTGCCGCGTCCATTAATTGGTCCAGCCAGTCCTCCAGCATACGAACCTTTTCGTGTGTGAGCAGTTGATGAAATGGAAAGTCTTTGTACGATTTACATTCCGCATTAAATTTTGGAAACGATTGTCCAGGAATAATATCTCCTTTAAATCCACGTATTTGACCTTCGTGTAATACTTCTTTACGAACAGTATTTTGTCCGCCTACATAAGCGCCTGAGCCCGGAGCTCTAATAAAAGATTCGTTGTATAAATCGGATAAGAAACGTGCAACGTCTCTTTCCCAATTACTTCCTTTTGCTTTTTGCTTGTTTGGCATTCTTCTTCCTATGTATGTTTAATAGTAACACCTTTTGGTGGTACTCGTCAATCTTTTTTTCTGCATAGAAAGGAAATAATGTTGGAACAAAACCGTGTATGATGCTAATGATACCTGTAAGTATCAAATCCAATCCTGCCACGACGGCAAACTTGGTATGCTCATAATAGGTCTTTCCGGCTTCTTTTAGATGTGCCTTAATTGCCCTTTTCATAGATTCCCTTTAACTTATTGATGTTCGGCTTTCCTAGAACGTTAAGCTCGATGTGTGTAACTAATTTATCCACCGATATACCGTTGTCAGCCAACTTCTGAACTAACTGTTTTACATTCACGTCTTTATGTTGCATAACCACTACAACGTGTGTCTGAGATATGCTAAACACACAACAGTATCCTTCTAACCAATTTGGTACAAGTTGTTGTGGATTGATTAGTTGGTCGTCAATTCTTATTAAGTCGCTATTGCGTTTTTCAAAATAAAATGTATCTGCGTCAGCACTTACAATATCTTGAGTAACAAATATATCTATAGATTCATCATTAATGCTTTTGCACATATGACTACTACCTTCGATTGTAAGTATCTCATTTTCGTTAATATCGTAACTGCCTGTGTTGTCGACTATACTTCCCATTTCTTTACTATTATACAAGTCTAAGTTGTGCTTGTCAACGACTTTATGTATTAAAGGTGGTAAACATTCAGTAAGTCCATATATTACTGCAACTTTTTCTACGCCTTGATTCTTAACCAACCTTCTAATAAACGAATTGTCTATTACACTACCGCCAGTTAAAACCCATTTAACATAATCAAAGTTACGCAAGTGTATTCCTTGCTTTGCATATGATTGAAAATGCACCGGAAAAATTAACATCATATCCGGTTTGTACTTGTCTAAATCTTCTGCGTTATAAGGATTGTCTAGTCTAGGTAGTACAATCCGTTTACTTGAAAACAATGCAGGAAAAAAGTAAACACTGCTCACACCTAAGTGAACAATGTTATGGAAAAACCAACTTGTGTTTGCTTCTTTCCAATAAAGTCTTATACTGTCGTCTGTTGCACTCTCTACACTTTTATGAGTGTGTTGTATGCACTTAGGTACTCCAGTACTTCCACTTGTTAATGCTTCTATTAAAACTTCCGAATGATCGATGATATAAGTTTCAACACCTTCGAACATATCTTCAGTAACACTTATGTCGTCTAAATCTAAGTGAGTACAATTATCAGCATGAATAGTACATGGGTGTATACCACGTGTTATCATTGCTTTAATATTTCTACTAGATGTGTATTCATTTGTTATTTCGTGTTCTCCACTTATAACAATAATAAGTCCATAATCAATAGCCGCAAAAACACAGGCAAGGTGATGAAAGTCTTCTTGCATTGCAAGTCCAACTCTATCGCCCTTGACTAGGTTATTGTTCAAGAACAGTTGTTGGTACCCAGAAGCAAATCGAGATAAACTCTCTTTAGACAACTGGGTACCGTTAATTAGATCAACTATTTCAAAATTATTAGATAACTTTGTAATAGATATCACAATTTACATACCGTTCTTTTTTTCTTGGATCTCGGCACGTCTTGCTTTCGCAAGTTTGCCCATTTCACCTAAAGACTTACGAGCTCTTGCCGCCGCGGCTTTTACGCCTTTGGTTTCAAATGCTTCGTTTTCTTTAAGGTACGTTTCGTAGTGTACTACGATGTCATCATGTATTGCCATTTTTTTCTCCTATACAACGTCAATGTCGTTGTTATAACTTGTAAATCCGTTTTCTTTAATAACGGACAATATATTATTAACACGACCAGCGAGTTCGTCTCTGTGTGATACTAACCATACAGACTTTTTTCGTTCCCTACTGATTTTTTTAAGAATAGCCAGACTGTTTTCAACACCCGAACTATCCATACCAGAATCAACTAGTTCATCAATGAACAATAAGTTAATTGGCTGGTATAAGTTTTCCCAAACATCTCTGAACGCCCAACTTAACGAAAGTATAAGTCTGTTACGTTCACCTCTGCTTAGGTTGTCAAAATCTAAATCTCTACCATGTTCCTCTATTATTACCGTTAAATCGTTTTGGAATACAACACTGTGTGGTAATCCAATACGTTCTAAATAATAAGCAAGTCGTTTGTTTAGAAATGCTAGATTCTGATCAATTATACGTTTACGAATAAACGAATCTTTACTAGTTAAAAGTTTCATTAAAAAGTCTTGATGATCCTTAACCCTAGTTAACTCGTTTACTGTATCGTACTTAACCTCCTCAATGCCATGTTCTTCCATTTCTTGAATTTGTTCTAGATATGGATCTTCCTGGACTTTAAGGCTCGTTAATTCGCTTTGTAACTTGTCTAAACTAGACCTGTGGTTGTATGCATCATCTATTTTGTCATAGAATACAGTAGGTTTTGCACCTAACTCGCCCATACTTGCTAGTTCAGATAGTAGTTCTTTCTCAGTTTTTCCATTAGTTTCTAAGACAGATACTGCTTCAGTTAATAATTCTTTTTTATCTTTAAGTATGTCTTCATGTGTATTATCGTGTAATTCCTGCCCACAAGCATAACACTTGTGTTCTTCTAAAGACTTTACTTCTTTTTCTAATTTTACTTGATTGTTAGCATAACGTGTAGACTCTGTTACAAGTCTATCTAGTTTATCCTGTAAGTCTGTAAACTTTCTTGCTTTTTCTGAATACGTTGTTATTAAGTTGTGTGCTTCTATTTCTTTTTCAATATCAACATGACTTAGTGATTCAAATGCAGATTCAATTTGCTCAACGTCCTGCGTCTTCTTGTTAATCCACATTGTGCTTCTACGTTTGATAGCATCAATCTGTTCTCTAATCTTGTGGTTTGCATCACCGGTTGCTTTAATTCTGTATTCTTCTTGTGTGATTAAATCTTTATTAATACGCAACTGTTCTTTTAAGGTGTCAGCCTTATCACTTAATAATGTAATACCTAACAACTGTTCAATAATAACTCGTTGTTCATTGTGCTTTAAACTTAAGAACGGTTGTGTGTAAGTATTCAGTGCAACAATATGTTTAAACATATCGTGACTCATACCTAACAAACGTTCTACTTCTTTTTGTGTTTCTCTACTGTCGCCTTGTGCAGTGTCTGATGCTTCTTGTTCAGTACCATCTACATAAAATTTTAATAAGTTAGGCTTCCTGCCACGTTCGATACGATATGATTTACCGCCTAATTCGAAGCCAACTGTAACTAGCATACTTTTGCCGTTAGTTTTGTTTACTAAATTATCTTTACGAATGTTAGTAAGTGCATTACCGTATAATGCGAAACTTAAAGCATTGATAATAGTAGTCTTACCAGTACCATTTCTGGATCCATGGTCTCCGCCACCTGTGTCCAAGTTCTCACCTAGTACAAGTGTTAAGTCACTTCTATTAAAGTCAAGTGCTTGAGTACTGTTTCCAACACTCATGAAATTCTTAACAGTTAAGTTGTTTAGTTTAAACATTAATTAAAGGTTCCTGTATATTTCCATTAAAAGATTTGGATCATATAAATCTGATTCAACTGAAGTGAGCTGAGTCATAACAATACTGTCTACACTTTCAAAGTTTATTTCTGCTTTTTCATCAAATGCTACATCAACTTCTTTTTGTTGTATAAGTGCTATTTCTCTAACATCATATTGTTCGTAAAAAGTTTCTTTAATAAAGTTTGCTTCCTCGTAACTAATGTTAATATCTAAATTAACTCTTAGATAAGACTTAGGAAGAAGTATTCCTTGTGGGTTATCAAGTAACTGACTTAACTTTAATACTTTATACTTGGGTGCATCTTCCCACTTAACATAGTAGTGTGGAACACCCCATTCTAGTATCATTGCTCCACGATCATCATCCCAAGAGTCAGAGTAGTTATGTGGGAAAGCATTTCCGATGTATGTAATATTACCTACTTCTTGACGCTTGTGGAAGTGACCGGTAAACATTCGTTCAATACCTTGAAAGTCTGAATGTTTAATTTCTCCATGGTCTGGCATTTGTACCATTGCATTCATATAAAAGTTAGGAAGTTCAAAATGTCCTAACATATACTTTGCATTTAGTTTTTTAAGCGACTTATATTCGTCACCTACTAGCCATGGAACTATTGCGACATCACCTTCTGTAGTGATCTCGTCAAAAAGTCGTACATTTGGTATATGTTTTGCCCAAGTGATACTATTAAAATCTCGTTTGTCTTTGAAGTACTCGTCGTGGTTACCTGGTATGAAGATTACTTGATCAAATGCTTGACTCAGTAAAGTAATGGCTTCTACACTGTGATTCAGTGTGGCTACATTAATACTGGCTCGTTGGTGATGCCAATCACCTAAGAACAAACAGGTTTCACAGTTTTTCTCTTTTCCTTGTTCAATTACCCACCTCACAAAGTTAACACAATCTTCATTGTGTGTTAGACTGTTGCTTTTGTTTCCGAAGTGAATATCTGTAAAGGCAATGGCTTTCTTAAATAGATTACTCATGCTTTTCCTAGATTTAAGTTACATACATTACTATAATACTGTATTCTGAGAACAATGTCAACCTTTTTTGGCGGCTTTCACTTTAGTGTTTTCATTAAACTTATCAACACGTTTTTGTTCTGCTACTGTGTCATTGGCATTTTGTCTAGTAAAACTAGGTGCTAAGTCATTCATTTCCAATATATCATCTCTAATGTTTTGGTTACGTTTTTCAATGTTTAGTACTCTTGTAAAACTATTTGTTATTGCCGCAGTATAATATGCAAACGGATTGTCTGATTTACTTTCGTCAAACTGTAGTCCTATTTGTGCTAACTGTAATAATGCTTGTCCACGCATTTCATCTACATATGTGTAACCACGCCAGTTGTATCTGTGACTGTAACGTTCACATAACATCATATACATATGTGCTAACTTGTTTGTTACTTTACCACCTGATAAACTAAAGTTGCCGTTTTCCATTCCGCCTTCCCAATGAGACTTGCCACAAATAACTAATTCGCCAGTTGCATTAAATCGCCAATGTTGGAACGGAGGAAAATTACATTTAGTGTGATGATCTGCAACTGTCTTAGGATTCTTTTTACGTTCACTGTCTGTTGGAACGTGTTCAAAAGTCATAACTCTAAAAATCAGTTCTGTTTTTTCGAATGATTTAGGATCAACATGGAAGTCTGCCATCTTTTTTCCTTTAATAGTATTATTCTTATATCCGTTTTTTGCTATCCTATCTGCTCTATTTTGCCGAGCTTGAAGAATTGTTGCTTTTTTAATTTCCTTTTCCGAATGTAAAATAATATCGAAAATCTTTGCGTCATCATCTAAGAACGACCCAAAAGTGCTTTTAGATGTATGTATTTCTGCTAATAGGTCTCTATTGTTGAGGTAATTTCGTACTGCCATATTTTTGACTCCTTAAATTATATACTCATATTATACACTCGATAAATACTAATATCAAGAGGAAAGATTAAATAATTATGACAACTTTTAAAGACGGTATTATTTCGAGGAATGGAGTGAACTTAGGCATTCCAGACCCCACAAACACTGCTTCTGCATCAGGTACTACTCAAACTGCCCAAACCGGCAAGTTTAGTATTGCGGGTGCAACCAAGGCTTTTTCCGATAACATAGAGCAATTTGGTGCAGACTTTAAGGATATATTAGAAGATCCTAAAGGTGCACTTACAGAAATGCTTAATGGAGATCCTGTTACTGCTAGGTTAAAAGGTGCTGGTATTGACAAAGGTGCTAATCCTAATGATAAGTTGGCAGAAATTGCGGCTTCAAGTTCGACAGTTGGCAAGAATAAAGATGATCACAGAGTAAGACTGTCTTTACCACCTGCGGCTAAAATACATTATCAAAAAGCAACAGTTCCTTATTTACTACAGCCGCTAGTTAATACTAATGGCGTTATCTTTCCTTATACTCCACAACTTATATTCCAGCATAATGCTGATTATAGTCGTAGCAGTCCTACACATAGTAATTATCCTCTTAATTATTACAGTGCAAGTAATGTGAGTGACATCTCCATGTTTGGAGAGTTTGTTAGTGAGAATGGACAAGATGCAAGATATGTACTTGCAGTTATAACTTTTTTAAGAGCCGTTACTAAAATGTTTAGTAACAGTGACGACCTGGCAGGTAATCCACCACCAATCCTAAGATTAAGTGGACACGGACAATACTTACTACCAAATGTCCCAGTAGTAGTAAACACAGTTTCGATTACTATGCCTAATAATGTTGATTATATTACTATCCCATCAGGTGGATTAAATTCACAAGGCAGAGCAATGACAACAAGAGTACCTAAAAGTTTAGATATTAACGTTGGCTTAACACCAGTATACAGTAGAGCTCAAATGAGAACATTTGGTGTAGATAGGTTAACAAGCGGACAATTAATTAATAGTAAAACAGGAGGATTTATTTAATGGCTGATTACAGTGCAGATAGTCCTTACTATAAAACAGAAATGTTTGGCAATTATTTAGATGTGTTAAACCGAAGACCAATTAGTGCAAACCCACAAGACCAGCAACTAATTATAAACGCAACTTATGAATTTAGACCAGATCTGTTAGCAAGTGACTTATACGACAATCCAAAATTGTGGTGGGTATTTGCCGCACGAAATCCAAATACAATTAAAGATCCTATATGGGATATGAAAAAAGGTTTAAGAATCTTCCTTCCAAAACAAGACAGACTGTTCAACGAACTAGGAATATAATATGGCGTTTCAAGACGACTTAGATAAGTTAAAGAATTTCTCCGGTGGACTGCCAACAGGCCCGTTAAAAGATTTAGCGGCTAATGGTGTAGGCTTTGCAGAAAAACTTGGCCCAGTTGTTAAGAAGATTGAAGATAGAGGAATACAAGGTATTGGTCTTGATAGTAACTTAACAGATGTTATTGAAAAAACAAAAGAACAGTTTGCGAACTCTGACGATGCAGTTTTAAACAGCGGAGCAATAAGAGAAGAAGACGGCACGGCTATTCTCGAAGCAATAAATGAGAAAGCAACAGACACATCTGTAAACAACGCAAAATCAAAACCATTACGAATTAAAGTTACTAACGGATTTTACGAACGTAAAAATGTGATGCACAGTTTAGCATCGTATACTTACAATTTTGAATTGTATATACTAACATACGAAGATTATAATCAGTTTGTAAATGATCCAACTTTTAATATTGAAAATTCCCCACAGCGTTTATTAATTAAATCGGGTGGCGGCAATTATGCTAACAGAAATCCATTTTTTCAAACAGATTTCTTTATGGACGATTTAGAAATTGATAGTATCATTAGTCCAGGAGGCTCTAACAAAGGTGCAATTAATACAGGAGTAAGTTTTAAGATTTCAGAACCATACGGTATGACATTGTTAAACAGTTTAGTACTAGCGGCAAATCACTTTGGTGCTTACAACTATATTGAACAACCTTATTTGTTAAAAGTAATGCTAACGGGATTTGATGCCGAAGGTAGACACGTTGGTAATGCGTTTGCTGGCAAACGTACTAGATATATTCCTATTAGATTTACAGATTTTAAATTTGGTACTAGTGAACAAGGAACTACATACGACATAACAGCAATTCCTTATCACAGTATAGGATTACAATCGATTGCGTCTACTATTCCTGTTGATATGCAAATTGAAGCAAAGACAGTGCATGACTTTTTTAACGTAGCATTAACACTTGATACAGGTAAAGAAGAACGAATACCTGCAGGACCTCCGGGTCAAACTATTATGGTACCCATAAAGCAATTAGAAAAAGGCTTGACTGGATACTTGAATAAATTAGAAGACGATCATGTAAAGTCAAAACTAAAAGCAGTACCAGACATTTATAATTTTGAAATAGATCCTGACATACTAAAGTCTAAGATTGTTTTACAAGATGTAATGGATTTAAGTAAAACAGCAAATACAAAAGATGTGGCTAAACAAGCACAACAAAGGTTTACAGATTCGTTTGTATTTGACGAAACAACTAAAACATATAGTATAAGAGCAGGTACTAGTATTGTTAATACAATACATAGTATATTACGTTCGTGCGAATATATGACAAACCAAGTTGTAAGTGCTGACTTAAAAATTGAAGGTATGAGTTTCGAAGAATACCAAGAAGTTGCAAACAAACCTATTGACTTTTATAGAATTGTTCCTAGAATAACATTAGGCCCATTTGATAAAATTAGAAATCAGTATGCCAAACTTATTACATTTGTTATTAAGAAATACCAAATGCATGGTAAAGATTATGAAAACCTAGGACAAAAACCAGTTGAATATATTTCAAAATATTATGATTATTTTTACACAGGAAACAATACAGATATTTTAAGTTTTGATATCGAGTTTAATGCGGCTTACTTCCAAACGTACACTTATAATCAAATGCAAAAAGCAGGATCATTTCCAACACCGTTAGCACAAACAAAACTTGAAGCATTACACGAAGGACAAACTGCTAAAGCAGGTAACGATCCTATAACAAAATGGACACCTTATATAAGACACGTTGTTACACAATCAGGAACAAGTAACGATATTAACGATCCACAAGTAAGTCATAAAGCAACAACTATTGATAACTTTATGCAAAATGTATTTGATCAAGGTGCCGACTTACTACAAATGAATATGCGTATTGTAGGCGATCCAAGTTTTATACAAAGTAAAGATTTAAGAAGTGTGTTAGTAGGAGATAGTGACGATTATTATTTGCCAGATGGAAGTTTAAATACAGATAAAGAATGGCACATATATGTTAAGTTTAGAAACCCAACCGATGTTGACGCTAGTACAGGCTTAATGAAAGGTTTTAATGTAGACGAAACAGGTAAAACTAGTGTTAGTGTGCCCAGTATTAATGGACAATATAAAGTATACAAAGTTACTAGCAACTTTTCAGGCGGAACATTCACACAGAATTTAGAATGCGTTAGGGAACGTAAGCAAGAACTCAATGTTATTAAAAAGAAAGATGATAACACATCTAGTAACAGAGTAGATAATTTAGAAAGTAACAACACAAATACCACACGACTAATAGGTAAAGTAGATACTAAAGGCAACAAGATAACAGAAGCTCAACGTAATATGAATATGTCTGCAGATGATTTTGAATATACACCTGACAAGTATTTGTCATCTGATGCAAGGGGCCAACTTGAAAATGGAAACGTTGATGAATTCTCAAATGTTGGACCACAAGGAATTGGCACTGAAAGCCTAACTTCGAGAGTTAAAAAAATTACGCCAGACATAGTAAAACCAGGAACAGCAGATAACTTCCAAGGTGAACACCCATTCGGAATACAAGGTGGTGACATCACACAAGAAGAATTAGACTTAGGCTGGACACAAGAGGATTTAAGCGACTAGTATGCCAACATTTCAACAATATATTAATAAAATCAACCCAGACTTAGATGTCAATAAAAAAGGCTCTATAGTTGACCCCGGACCGTATGAAGCCATTATTAAAAACAACAATGACTCGAGACGTACTGGGCGTATGGATGTTTACATTGCTTCACTAGGCGGTATACCTGATGATCCGAGAAGTTGGATACCTGTAAAGTATATGAGTCCGTTTTTAGGAACAACTGATCAAGGTTTATTAGATAAGCAAGAACAAACTGCAATGTATAGTTATGGTATGTGGTTAACACTGCCTGATCCTGGAAGTAAAGTAGTTGTTGTCTTTTTAGAAGGACAGAGAAACAACGGAGTTATAATTGGTTCAGTAGTAGATGATGTTGCTAATCATATGACACCTGGATTGGCTAGTAGTAAGAAGTGGCTTAAAACAGAAGAAGTAACAACATTATTTCCTACTCTAGAACCAGATACAGACTTTTTACCAGTAACAGAATTTAATACTAAAGTTGTTAGAGATTCGAGACAAACAAATACAATTTATCGTCCTGTGAATATCGAACTTGCTAAAATTTTAAAAGCACAAGGTCTTATTGGAGATAATATCAGAGGGCAAAGTTTTAGTACTCCTCAAAGAGAAAACAATAGTCAAGTGTTCGGACTTTCAACACCGGGTAGAGGCGATAAAGATCCAGCATCAGATCCAGCATTAAAAACAAAAATGCAAAACGGAGAAGCAACTGCTGAAGATTTACAAATTAGAAAACGTTTCCCAGGACACAGTCTTGTTTTAGATGATGGTGATTCAGAGGGTGCAAGTAAATTAGTTCGCTTACGCACAAGTACTGGACATCAGATATTAATGGACGACACAAATAACTTAATTTATATTGCAACAAACAACGGTAATGCTTGGATAGAAATGTCTGAGCATGGTAAAATAGATATACATAGTGAAGATAGTATTAGTATACATACTGCAAAAAATATTAATATGACTGCGGAGAAAAGTATTAACTTAGAAGCAGGCGAGAAAGTAAACATTAAATCTATGGTTGATATAAACTTGGATACAAACAACATTAATACAATGGCACAAGGAGATACAAAAATTACTTCGGGTGCAACATCACATATTAACTCGGGCACTTCGCATTTAGAAACTGCAACTGCTATTCATATGAATGGTGGAACAGCGGCAAGTCAAGCGGCAAGGATACCAACAAACAATGTACCAACTGTTAAATTAGAAGAAAAAGAATGGATCGCAGGACCACCTAAGACTTATATTTCAAAACGTGTACCACAACACGAGCCATGGACAGTACACGAGGACACAACCCCTGGAGCAGATGACTCATGATGGGTAAATTCATCATAACAGCATTTGTTCTTGGTTTTATAATTGGGTGGATAGCCGGTGGGTTAGATACAAACATTGACCCTAATATGTTTGGTAAAGGGATAGTAGGATAATGGGTATAGCCATTCACAGACACGGTGATGACAGAAGTTGTGGAGCAACAACAGTTGTTTCAAATCAAAGTACAGTTACAGCCGATGGCTCATTAGTATCTGTACAACCAGATGAAAACTCACATGGTGGCGGTCCTTTAACTTCACAAGCAAACGGTGTGTTTATTAATGACAAGTTAGTTATTAGGAACGGAGACCCAGGAGGTGCTGATCCTGTACCTGGACACGTTGCCACACCAGCATCAAGTGGAAGCGGAACTGTATTTGTTGGCTTTCCAACTGCAAGGGCATTAAGTCCTACAACTATTGCTTTTGAAATAGAAGACCAACCAACACAAACACCTATTACTGATCAACCAGACAGAGCAGAATCAAACACACCAGGTGGCGGCGCTATTGCTCCAAGAGTAGATGGTGGTCCATTTGTTAATGCAGGTGTAGAGTTTACTCCAGGCGAACCGAGTCTTTGCACAAGAACAGATATCGGAACGTTATCTGAAAGGTATGAGAGTAATGGAGACCCTGCCGCAATAGGCAGAGATAGAACAGGTGGTTATAGTTATGGAACATATCAAATTGCAACAAAAGTAGGAACTATGAATAGTTTTATTTCTTATATGAATCAGTATCCAGATATGTATAGTCAATTACAAAGTGCAGGCGGCAACGCAGGTGCAACTAGTGGAACAACGGCATTTAAAAATACTTGGATATCGTTAGCCGCAGATCCCCAATTTAAACAAGCACAACACGACTTCATACAAGTAACACACTATGATAAATTAGTTAAAAAAATTAAAAACGACACTGGCATAGACATATGTGATGGAACGCATTGTAACGGGCTACAAGACGCAGTATGGAGTATAAGTGTACAACATGGTCCTGGTAGTAGAATATGTACAATAGGCATAGGTGCCGCTGGAGCAGATCCATCAGATGACGATATAATTAATGCAATTTATAACGAACGAGACAATGTTGGCAAGTATTTTCGAAGTTCGACAGCAAAAGTAAAACAAAGTGTGGCAAACAGATTTACATATGAGCGCCAAGGTGCTCTGCAAATGTGTGGAATTTAAAGTAGGTAAATACTAGTATGGCAATATATAAAGGTTATTCATCAGTAGGTAGGAATTTTGAAGGAACTGAAATGACAGATTCTTCACTAGTTCGTGCTGATTTGTTAAATCATCTCAATACAAGACCCGGCGAACGTCTAATGCATCCAGATTTTGGTTGTTTAGTTTGGCAGTATCTTTTCGACCCATTCACTGATGGTGCTAAATTTAACATAATTGAAAACCTTCAAGATATTGTTAAAGCAGATCCTAGAGTAGTACTCCGGGATATAGAAGTTGCTGAATTCGAACATGGTTTATCCGTATCACTAGACTTGGTATATGCAGAAACGAACGAAGTAGAGACGATGAAGGTCAATTTTGACCAACGTAACTCTTCTGCCGTTCAAGTATAATATACCCAGTTTAAAATACGAATAAATACATATAATAGAGCGTGGATATTAAATAATGAGCACCAGTAAAAGACAAAATAGCCTTTTTGTATCTGAAGATTGGACTAAGATCTATCAGACATTCCGTGACGCGGACTTCCAGTCGTATGACTATGAGACGTTGCGTTCAACGATGGTTCAGTACCTACGCAATAATTACCCAGAAGATTTTAACGATTATATTGAAAGTTCAGAGTTTGTAGCTCTTATGGACTTGATTGCTTACTTTGGACAAAGTTTGGCATTTAGAGCAGATTTAAATGCAAGAGAAAACTTCTTAGAAACAGCACAAAGAAGAGACAGTGTATTACGTTTGGCAAAACTTTTAAGTTACCAACCTAAAAGAAACCAGCCAGCAAGAGGTATGTTAAAGATTGCTAACATACAAACAACTGAAGATGTTTATGACAGTTCAGGACGTAACTTGTCAGGAAGTTTCATTGTATACAATGATAACACTAATCCAGATTATCTAGAACATTTTGCAACAATATTAAATGCAAGTATGGCAAGTGCTCAGAGTTTTGGTAATCCTGCATTATCAAAAACATTAAGCAGTATTAAAACAGAATTATACGAACTTAACACATTACCTGATACTTTACCAGTATTACCATTCACAGCAGATGTGGCAGGCGAAAGTATGACCTTTGAAGTTGTTAACGGAACATTTCAAAACAAAGAATATATTTACGAGAAAAGTCCTAAACCGGGCAACACATTTAATATGTTCTATAGACAAGACGGCAAAGGTGCAAGTTCGAGCAACACAGGTTTCTTTGTATACTTTAAACAAGGTTCACTGGAATCAGTAGAATTTAATTTAGAATCTGCATTAAGCAACCGTATTGTTAGTGTAGACAAAGATGGAATTAACAATGATGACATTTGGTTATACAATATTGATAACCTAGGAAACGTTGCTGACGAATGGACTAAAGTTCCAGCAATAACAGGTGCTAACGTAATTTACAATAGTTTAAGTGAAAACGTTCGTTCTCTTTATGCAGTTAACAGCAAACAAAATGACCAAGTAGACTTACTATTCGGTGATGGAGTATTTTCAAATATTCCAGTAGGTAACTTTAGAAGTTATCAAAGAGTTAGTAATGGTAGAACTTACAGAGTTAAGCCCAACGACATTAAAGGAATTAAACTAGATATTCCTTATGTAAGCAGAACAGGTGGCGTAGAAACTTTAACAATTGGTTTAAGTTTGCAATACACTATTGATAATGCAACTGCAAGAGATAGTATCGAAGATATTAAACTAAAAGCACCACAACAATACTACACACAAAACAGAATGGTTAACGGAGAAGATTACAATATTTTCCCTTTAACTAACTTTAATAACATTATTAAAAGTAAATCTGTTAACAGAACAAGTAGTGGTATTAGTAGATTCTTAGATATCAAAGATGTTACTGGAAAGTATTCTAGTACAAACATCTTTGCTAACGACGGTGCAATTTATAAAAACGAATTCTTAAACAACAAAACTTTTAATTGGATTAATGATAACGATATCTATAATGCAATTAGAAATACTGTTGAACCAGTTTTACGAAGTAAAGAGATGGAACACTTTTACTTTAAAAACTTCTCAAAAGTTGACTTATCTTCTCTTAACAGTTCATGGACAAGAGTAAGTGTTGGATCAAATAAAAGTACAGGTTACTTTAAAGACTCGACAGGTGATGTTGCACAAGTTGGAAGTGTAAGTAGTAACAATTTACAGTATGTAAAACATAGTGGACTTGTTACATTTACTGCTCCTACCGGAAAACACTTTATGGAAAACGGCACGTTAATGACAGGAGCCGCAAGTCATCCAGGAAGTACAGATAAAACATATGCCGGTATTATTAGTATTAATAATAACGGACTGGGTTCTAATGCAGGTAAAGTAACAGCATACACAGGTGCAGTTAGTTTAAATGAAAATATACCAACAGGTGCTATACTTAAAAATGTATTACCAAGTTTTGTATCAGATCTACCTTCAGCAATGGAAAGTGAAATATTTACAAATATTAAACAGTATAAAAACTTTGCATTAGGCTTTGATCATTTACTAGGAACATGGTACATTATTGCTAATAGAGACATCAGCACATCAAATGTATTCAACAACGGTAATGCAAAAAATACAACAAATTCAAACTTAGATGCAAGTTGGTTAGTTAAATTTACAACTGACGGTGCAACTTATAATATTGCATACAGAGGTTTAGAATATTTCTTTAGTAGTGTAGAAGAAACACGTTTTTACTTTGATACTACAAGTAAAATATTTGACCCAGTAACAGGTTTAAGTAAAAAAGATAACATCGAAGTATTGGGTATTAACACAAAGCCAGATACAAATGATGCACTAGTAAAAACTATTCCGTTTAATGTTTATAACATTGTTACAGACACAGATGGTTATAGTGACAACACAAAGATTTTAGTTACGTTCGCTGACAACGACGACGACGGTGTTATTGACAATCCAAATGCGTTTGACGAAGTAGTAGGTGATGAGTCTGTTACACTAGCAAACAATTTAAGAAAGTTTGTATTCCAAAAACGTCAAGCAGACTATGACAACTTTAACAAATATGTAACAGTTGCAGGTTCACTTGTTAATCACGACTACAACACTAAAACAGATATTAATACTATTATTAACAGTTTAGTTACTAACACAGTATTATATACAACCGAAGATAAAAAGTTTTATGTAGTAAAAGAAAACAACAATGTTAAATCATTAGTTGAAAGTTTAGACTACAAAGTGTACACAGGACGAGATGGACTTAAATTCCACTATACACATAATGCACCAAACGATAGACGTATTGACCCAAGTCCAGGAAACATTATTGACATTTTTGTATTAACTAAAAATTATAGTGATGCATATGTTCAGTATATTACTGACGCAACAGGCACAGTAGTAGAACCTACTAAACCAACAGTTAATAGTTTACGTTCGCAGTTTGGTACATTAGAAGGTTACAAAACATTAAGTGATGCACTTGTTTTACATAGTGCAAAGTTTAAACCATTGTTTGGTACAAAAGCAAACTCGCAACTACAAGCAGTATTTAAAGTAGTCAAGAATCCAGGCTTTAGTATTAGTGATAGTGAAATCAAAACAAAACTAGTAACAGCATTGAATGAATACTTTGCAGTTTCTAACTGGGACTTTGGAGAAACGTTTTACTTCTCAGAGTTAAGTGCATATTTGCATACTTCTCTTACACCATACTTAAACAGTGTGGTATTAGTACCTAGCGACAGTTCACAAGGATTTGGTAGTTTATATCAAGTAAGTTGTGAACACGATGAAATATTTGCCAATGCGGCAACTGTTAATGATGTACAAATTATTGACGCAATTACAGCCGCAGGTATCAAAGCAACTGGTACAGTTAACACAGGCACATCTACAACGTCAAGTATCTCACAAAGTTCAACTAATACAACTAGCTCTGGAGGCTCCGGCTATTAATGGCAAAACGTAAAACCTCAACCTTTCTCCCCAAGTGGCTACAAACAGATAAGAACAAAAAGTTCTTACATTCAACACTTGACCAGTTACTTAATTCTAAGAGTTTAGAAAGAGTAGATGGTTATGTGGGTCGTCGCTTTGGACCAAGTTACAGTATTCAAGATCCTTACTTGTCCACTGTTGGTCAGTTTAGAAATTCGTATCAGCTCGAACCAAGTATTGTATATAAAAATATAGATGGTGAAGTACAAACACTTATAACATATGATGACTTACTTAACGGCATTAAAGACAATGGCGGAAGAAATACTAAACATAGTAGATTGTTCGAACAAGAGTATTATAATTGGGAAGGCTTTGTTGACTATGATAAGTTAATTAACTTTGGCGAGTACTATTGGTTACCAGCAGGTCCTGGTACTGCTAACATTTCAGCAAGTGAAGTTCCAACAACACAAGACTTTACTGTAAAAAGTAATGCAACAAATTATACACTAACACCTACATACGGTGTTACAAAGAATCCAACTATCTATTTGGTACGTGGCGGTAGTTATACTTTTGCAGTTGACCAAACTAATCCTCTATGGATTCAAACAGAATTAGGCACAACAGGCAAAAGTGCAATTAGTTTTAATAGAAGCACAAGAGATGTTTACGGAGTTACGAACAATGGTACTTCTGATGGAACAATTACATTCTCTATACCACGCTCAACAGACCAGGAGTTTTTTACTAAAACAGTTACTAATGTTGCTAACGTTGACTTACGTTGTACAAAATACACATACGAAAGTTTAAATGGAGCAAGTGAAGAAACAGTTAGACTAGCAGGTGGAGTTGACGGGCAGTTATATATAGAAAACAAAACTATAATATTTAATGCACCTACTACATCTTCAACTGCATGGCCCAGCACATACAGTGACGACGACAAGTTTCAAGTATTTAGAATACTTGTAAGTGGCGGAGTAATTAGTTTACAAGGTGTTACAAGTATTGCAACAAATAACAAAGTACAAGTACAAGAAGGTAGTTTGTATAGTACTATGGAATTCTACAGAACTAGTGACGGTACATCTTTAACACAAGTACCAGCCGTAACTGCACCATTAAGCACATTTTATTATGTAGATGCTAATGACAGTAGTAAGTATGGCGAGATTAAAATACTAGATGCAACTACAAAAATTATTGATGTTACTACTGACATCATTGGTAAAAAGAATTACACTGCACCAAACGGTGTTGTACTTACTAATGGTATGCACATACAAACTGACACAACAGTAAGTCCTGTAGCATATCAAAATACAAAATATATTGTCGACGGAGTTGGAGACGGTATTATTTTAATACCACAAACTGACCACGTTGCATACGAATTAAAAACAAGCACAACAAAAGATTATATCATTAGTGGTAGAGGCAGTGCTGATAAAAATGCTTGGGCAAGAAATAATAACTGGTATCATAAAGATGTTATTATGACTACTGCAAAGTACAATAAAGAAAATGCAGTAATTGATCAAAACAATAGAGCAAAACGTCCTATTATAGAATTCAAACGCAACCTAGCAATGTTTAATTCAGGAAACACAAATGCAGGTGGAGTTGACTTAATTGATACAACTATTACTGACGCATTAAGCAATATTAATAACGGACCTACATTTAGTATTGACGGTACAACGGTAACTAACGGGATGAAAGTTATTTTTACTGCCGACACAGATGTAGAAGTTAGAAATAAAATTTACACAGTTGAGATTGTTGACTTTCAAGAAGACAGTATTAACGAAGTTAGACTAGTGCCAAGCACAACAAATATTATTAGTAATGACCAAGTTGTTGCTAAAAATGGTGTTACACGCAAAGGTAAAACTTACTGGTTCGACGGTGACATATGGACTTTAGCACAACAAAAAACATTTGTCAACCAAGCACCACTATTTGATGTATTTGACAGCAACGGTAAAAGTTACGGAGCAAGTACAACTTACAAATCTTCAAACTTTGTAGGTAGTAAATTATTTGCTTACGGTTTAGGTACAGGCTCAACACTTGACACTGAACTAGGCTTTGCACTAAAGTATAAAAACTTTAGCAACATTGGTGACATTGTTTTTGATAACAATTATAGTACTGATACGTTTACACATACATTGACTACTGGAAGTGTATCTAAAGATGTAAGTACAGGATTTGCTAAACTTACTAACAGTAGTAAAACAGTGAGTTATATCGATGGATGGACAAAGGTATTAAATGCAAGTACACAATACCAAGTTATAACATACATTGCTAACGGCACTGCTAAACAATTTGAAATTGGCGTTGCTCCTAAAATAGGAACACTGCCTGGTAATATTGTTTTCACAGGTAGTACAGAAATTAAAACAGGTTGGGAATATAAATTAAAAGACGGTAGACACGTTATCGAGTTTACTACTGCTCCTACATTACAAACACAGTTAACACTTAAAGTATTATCCGATGATGCAACAGAGTTTGGTTACTACGAAGTTCCAACTAATTTAAGTAACAATGCATTTAATAAAAACTTTACTGACATTACATTAGGACAAGTTCGTAATCATGTTAGTGAAATTATTAAAACTGTTACTGACTTCACTGGTGTATATCCAGGAACAAGTAACCTAAGAGACGTGGGTAGTGTTGGCAAATTTGCAGGTAATATTTTGCACCACTCGAGTGGATTAGTACTTCCAGGATTGTTCCTACAAGAAGATCATTTAAATATTACTAGTGCAATTAAGTATTCGTCGAGTGAGTACACAAAGTTTAAACAGAAATTTGCATCAGCGGCTGAGACATTAGACTTAGATTTTAGTGATATTCCAACAGATGTTGATAAAATTTTAGCAAGTATTAATAATACAAAAAGTAGTGTGTTTGCATTTTACACCAGTGACATGGTTGGACACGGTACTAATAAAAAGAATTACACTTACACTGTAATTGATAACCGAATTAAAAGTTATCAAATGGGAACAATATTTAATCCAACGGCTAACACTAGTCGTTCGGTACTTGTTTACATTAATGGTGTACAAGCAGTACTAGGCAAAGACTATACGTTCAACGCAACAAGACCTGCGATTGAAATGGTCAACGAGCCAGCACTGAACACAATAATTAAAATTGTTGACTACACAAGCACAGTTGGAAATTATATTCCAACTACTCCAAGTAAGATGGGTATGTATCCTAAGTATGAACCAATTAAGTTCACAGACGGTACTTACGCAACTGACCAAGTTATGATACAAGGACATGATGGTAGTTTAACAAAAGCATACGGCAATGTATTAGATGATGTTATTTTAGAACTTGAAAAAAGAATATACAATAATATTAAAGCAACATACAAGCCAGATGTATTTGACGTCAATTCAGTAGTACCTGGAAAATGGCGTGATACTGGATATTCAAGAACAGAGCACCAAGTGGTGTTAAGTAGACACTTTTTACAGTGGTCAATCAAAAATAGAATTGACTGGAGTACACATACTGGTTACGACAGAGGTAACGAGTTCACGTGGAACTACAACAAGATGGCAGACAAAATAACTAAAGAAATTTTGCCAGGCGGTTGGAGAAGCATTTATAAACATTATTACGACACAGATAGACCACATACTCATCCGTGGGAGATGTTGGGCATTACTGTTAAACCAACATGGTGGGAAACATTATACGGCCCTGCTCCTTACACAAGTGGCAATACTGTATTATGGGAAGACCTACGTGACGGTAAAATTTATAACCCAACTACAAAAACATATACTGTAAACGCAACTTACAAAAGAGCAGATTTACTAGAAATGATTCCTGTTAGTGAGAACGGTGCTTTACTCAGCCCGTGGAAGTCACTAGCAACAGGAAGTACAGTTTACGAATTAAACGACAAATGGGCAGTAGGTGATGGCGGATCGGCTCAGCAGGCTTGGGAAAAGTCGAGTGAGTATCCGTTTGCATTACAAATTTCCAATGCAGTAATGAGACCCGGTAAATGGTTCAGTTTAACATATGACACTGATGTTGTAAAAAGAACAACAATTACAAACAACATTGTAAGTATTAATACTAACAAGCAATTACAACGAAGCGACTTTAAAACTCCTTTAGTAGACCGAGACATTGTTAATGGATACAGTTTTTATATTGCTAACCACTTAATATTCTTAGGTGTTGCACCAAGTGTACTACAAGATGTTATAGCAAAGGTTGATATTAATTTAGCAGTAAAGTTAAGTGGATACACAGATAAGAAATTTTTAAAGATACTTGCAGAACAAGTTAGTCCAAATGCAGTTAGTGAAAACGTTATGATCCCAGACGAGGATTATGATTTAGTTGTTACTAAAACAAGTCCAATTATTAGTGCTCCTTATAGTGGTGTAATTGTACAATCAACTGATAATGGCTTTGCAATATACGGATACAATATGAATGATCCGGTGTTTAATGTTATCCCAAGTAGACAATCTAAAAACATTAACATACACGAAGTTTTAACTGAACGCTTTATTGAATACAAAGACATCGAAGAGGAAGTACTAACTGTCCCATATGGAACAGAATTAAGTACACCACAACAAGTATTTGACTTCTTGGTAAGTTATGGCAGATACTTAACATCACAAGGTTATGACTTTGATAATAATAGTGAACAATTGGCTAGTGGTGTTGAAGTTGCTAACTGGACAATGGCTGGTAAAGAATTTGGTTATTGGGCACAACAGCAATGGGGAACAGATGCAGTTATTACATTAAGTCCTGGTGCAAACAGATTGACCTTTAACAGAGAAGATAGTATGGTTGACAGTTTAGTTAATCACTACAATGGCAAATCAGTAATGAACCAAAGTTTTGAAAACTTAACTATTGATAAGTTTAAAACAAAACGTGAAGATGGACAATTTGAACTTATACCCGAAGCAACAGTTGGTGGTATTTTCTTTGCTAATCTTAAAACAGTACAATACGAACACACACTTGTTCTTAACAACACTACTATCTTTAATGATGTTGTATACCAGCCAGAGCTTGGTAACAGACAAAACAGATTGAAACTAGTTGGTTGGAGAACAGGAGATTGGGACGGAAGTTTAACAGCACAAGGCTTTATTCTTAACCAAGGTAAAGTTGACCTTTGGATACAAAATACAGATTACGCAAAAGGCGAAATCATTAAAAACAACGATAAGTTGTATACTGCAAGTGAAAGTCACACAAGTGGACTATTATTTGAATATGAAAAGTGGACACCTACTGATAGTTTCAAATTAGGATTACTTCCTAACTGGGACACCTTAGGCGGATCATTTGAAACATTCTATGATACTGACACAGTGAACTTAGAAGGTGACCAAGACAGATTTGGCAAGAGTTTAATTGGATATCAAAGTAGAGATTATTTACAGAACCTTGGACTTGATGATACTTCACAAGTAAAATTCTATCAAGGTATGATTAAAGAAAAAGGTACAAGCAATGCTATTAATAAATTGCTTCGTGCTAAACTAGACAACACTACTTCAGATATTAATATGTACGAAGAGTGGGCAGTGCGTGTTGGTGAATACGGTGGACTTGATATTAACAAGCGGGTTGAAATGAACCTTGTTGGTGACGACATCACAGGCAATCCAACAGTAGTACACACTGTTAACAGTATTGAAGATAAAATAGAAGGCGTTAAAAACTTATTAACAACCGAGTTTCACAAAGCACCTCCGGCTATCGAAAGTACTTGGGTACCCACAAATGATGTTGTAGGTCTTCAAGGAGAAGTATTACCTTACACAGGTTATGCTAAAATAACTGATGCAGATGCTACGTTGTTTAATATTACACAGTACGCAAACTTAGACAGCAACTTAACTTCGATGAAGATTGGTTACCACTTATACGTTGCTAATGATGACAATTTAGATTGGAATTTCTATTATTTAGATATTACAAAAGATGTTGTATTAACTGCACAAGCAAGTGACAACAACACAATACTTTGGACAACTAAAGAACACCACAGTGTGTTAAAAGATGATATACTTGTTATTAAAGGCATGGGTAATGCAAACGGTGTACACAGAGTATTGAGAACAACGGGATTAAAAAGTTTTGAAACTAACGAAACAAAAGCAGATTTAGATGCAACTGGCGAAGTAAGTGTTTTAAAATTTAGAAGTATTAGATATGCAACAAGTACAGACTTGTTAGGATATACACCTGCTAATGGTTGGAAACTTAACGACAAAGTGTTTATTGATAAAATAAGCAATGCTGGTTGGAGCGTATTCCAAAAGTCAAACGAATTTAAAAATACTAGAAACTTAATACCAAATAACTATGCTTATGTAGATGGCAAGATGGGTACTAGTATTGCAGTTAACGAAACTAAAGCACTAGGTGTATTTGGATATCCAGACTACGGAACGTATGGTGCGTTTGTTGCCTACATACCAAACACTGAAGGATCATTAGCAGAAGCAAAAGTAATTGCTCCTCCACAAGATAACAGGTTTGCAGGTTTTGGACACAGCATAGATATTATTAACGAAGACTTTGCAGTTGCAAGTAAAACAAGTGTAGGTTGTCCAGAAGGTAACATACACATTTACAACCAAGACGGTGCAACGTACAATGTAATTTTTGCATGGTCACCTCCGAGTATAACAGGTACTTCAGACTTAAACGTTAAGTTTAGTGATGATGGAAATACATTAGTTGCAGGTGCTCCGGGTATCAGTAAAGTCTATGTCTTTAACAAAACAACTAATACAAGTGTACTTACAACCACAGATACATTTACAGGTGATAATAGTACAGTAGCATTTACAACAGCACTAGCACAAGATGACAGTGTTGTATCAGTTGCAGGTGTTGTAAAAATACAACACGAAGATTATACACTTGCAGGAACAACATTAACATTTGTTAATGCTCCGGCAACTGATGCAGAAATACTTGTTAAGTCAGGTCCACAATGGACATTAAAAGCGACTATAACAGGAACAGCAAGTACAGAATTTGGATTTGCACTAGATGTTGATAATACTGGATCAAACATCATTATTGGTGCTCCAGCAGAAAACACTACATATACAAACGAAGGTGCAGTATATGTTTACAGTAAATATTCAACGACAGGATATGCACAAACACAAAAGTTTACTACTACACTTGCTAACGTAGACGGACGTTACGGTGAAAGTGTTGCTTGTAGTAAAGACTTTACAAAACTATTTGCAGGTGCTCCGGGTTGTAATAGATTCGAAAGAGCAAGTGGGCTAGTTACTAAACATGGACTCTTAAGCACCCCAACAAGCTCACACACTGGGCCCGAGCATACAACTACTACAACTGGGTCCATTAGTATAAACGGAACAACTGTTAATATTAGTGGTATTACAGTAGATGCTATTGCTACACAAATTACAAATGCAAACATTACAAACATTACTGCATCTGCTACTTCTAATAGATTAACTATTAAAAGTTCAGACAAAGTTAATCAACTTATTATCGTTAATATATCAGGTAATGCATTTAGTGATGTAATTGGAGATCAATTTGGATCAGTACAAAACATTGTACAAAATGCTAAAACTGATGGACAAGAGTTTGGTAAAACTATTGCTATTAATACAACCGGTACATTACTAGTTGTAGGTGCTCCTAAGAGTATGTACAATGCGACAATGTCGTTTGATACAACGGGTACAAACTTTGATAGTAGCAGTACATTATTTGAAGATGCTACAAGCAGAGGTGGTAACGTTTATTCTTACCAAGAATTAGATAGCAGTTACATACAAACACAGAAATTTACAAATAATAACATTGATGCTGATGACCAATTTGGTACAGCAATACAAGTACTAGACTCAAACGATATCTTTATTGGTATGCCAAATGACGACAAGTCGGGCAGTGTTACTAACACAGGTAGAGTTGTAAACTATAGTTCTTCAGAAAACGTATTTACAATCCACGAGAAAGAAGATGCGTTAGTAGACACAACAAAAATTAATCGTGTGTTTAGTTACGATAAGATTAAAAACGAAGTTATTAATTACTACGATTGGATTGATCCTATTAAAGGAAAGATATCAGGAGTAGCAGATGAAAACATTGATTACAAAACATTATGGGATCCATCTACATACGCAAGTGAAAACGCAACAACTTGGGGACCGGATCAAGTAGGCAAAGTATGGTGGGATTTATCCACTGTCAAATATGTTTATGCAGAACAAGGTGACTGGGCATATAGAAGTGCGTTCTGGGGAAGTGTATTTCCTGGAAGTAGTATAGATGTTTACCAATGGATCGAAAGTGATAAACTACCAAGTGCATATGATGGCACTGGGCGAGTATATAATACTGCATTGTACACAACTGTTTCTAAAATACAAGGAACAGTAGTTAAGAATAGATACTTCTATTGGGTTAAAGGTGTACTAGATATAGCAGAAAACAAAACTAAAAGTATTAAAGATGTTACAGACATCTTAATAGACCCACAAACGTTTGGACTAAAGTATGTAGCATTCACAGGTAAATCTGATGTTGCATTATTTAACTTTGCTTCTGACATAAAGAATTCAGGAACAATTCTTGTCGTTGACTATGATAAAACTAAAAACGATAAAATCATTCATAACGAATGGGTGTTGTTAAAAGAGAATGTTGCAGATGCAACTCTTCCTCAAAACTTTAAGAGGAAGTTACTAGATAGTTTAGTCGGTGCTGATAGTCAAGGCAATGCCGTTCCTGATAACTCATTAAACGCAAGTGAAAAATATGGTATACAGTTTAGACCTAGACAAAGTTTATTCATTAACAGAATGGCGGCTTTAAAGGAATTCTTAACAACTGTTAACACAGTAATGCAAAAACAAACTGTTGCATTAACTAGAGATATTAGCGACTTGTTATTAAAAGACCCAGAACCAAAACTGGCGACTGGCGACTGGAATCAAAAAGTTGCAAATAATACAGAACTAGGATTTGTTCGTGTTAAAGAAAAACAAACAGGATATAAAGTATTAGTAAGCATAGATTCAACTGTACAAAACAGATGGGCTATCTACACTTTAAAAGCAGACAACACTTGGGTACTAGATAAGTTACAAGGCTATGACGTTAGTAACTACTGGACATATAGTGATTGGTATGCAACTAATTTTAATGCAAAAACATACATTGATTACAGTGTTGCACTTAAAAAAGATTTAGTAGACATTGTTCCGCTTACCGGGCAGACAGTCAAAATTGAAAATGGTGGTAACTGGGAGTTATTATACTGGAGCGGAACTGAATACACAACAGTGGGTATTAAGAATGCTACAATACAAATTAACGAAGGCATTTGGAATTACCAATCAACACGTTATGGTTTCTCAACAGAAGTTTATGACTTCCAACTATTTGACCAAGAGCCACAAATTGAAACTAGAAAAATTGTTGAAACAATACTAAACAAAATATTAATTGGTGATCTATCTCTAGCGTCTAACCAAACAGTGTTTGCAATGATATACTTTATATTAGATGAACAACCTTTTGTAGATTGGTTATTTAAAACTTCGTTCATCGGAGTTAATCATAAGATTAGAGCACTTGATGCCTTGCCATACTATCGTAAAGATAACCAAACGTATGTTAGTGACTTCATTGCTGAAGCAAAGCCTTACAGAACAAAAATTAGAGAGTATATCTTAAACTATAACAATACTGATCCTTGGACAGGAGATGTAACTGACTTTGATGTAAGTAGTCATTACGATACAGAACTTGGTTATTACAGGAAGCCAGATGGTAATGTAGAAGGAGATAGTGACAAGTTGTCTAAGGGATTTAACAAGCCTTGGAACGATAATCACACACATGAGATTGGTAGTATATCAGTTAACAATGGCGGATCAGGATACAACTTTGTACCAACTGTAACTATTACAGGCGGCAGTGGGTCAGGTGCTAAAGCAACTGCAACTGTTGAAAGTGGTGTTATTACTGCTATTAATGTTACTAATCAAGGTACAGGATATATTACTACACCTAATGTTAGTATTGCTACAAGCACAGGTACAACAGCAAGTGCATACGCACAATTACGAAATTTAAAAGCACGTTCGTTTGATACTACTGTAAAGTTTGATAGACTTGCATATACATCAAACATTAAAGAATGGGTAGCAAATACGGCATTTACTTCCGGAGATAAGATTACATATCAAGGAGAAGCATATACAGTCAATGAAGACTTTACAAGTAGTGCAACATTTACTAGTGACAGTTTAACTGTTATATTAGATGAAACGTTTGCAAACGCAATGGATAGAACTATTGCATTCTATATGCCTACTGACAAACAACCTGCAAAAGAATTAGAAAACATTTTCTACGGAATCGATTATCCGGGTAACAGAGTTTTAGGACCAGGCTTTAATTTAAATCCAGGAATGGATAGAGCCGGATTTGACCAAGCACCGTTTGACAACTTTGAGATAGGTGCAGAAGGTATTCCAATGGTTAGTGGAGTTGCTGACAGTCATATTAGTAGCAGGTTCGGAGATTCGTTACTAGGTACACGCCCAGAAGATATTGATATTGTAGGTGGTAAGTTTGTTGACCAATACAACTCACACGCACCAGAAGAATTTATACCAGGCAGAGTATTTGATAGTTTGGATATGGAAATTTATCAAACACCTACAAGTGAGTTTGGTGGCACTGATGGATTAAGTCCAAGAATAGATGTTATTAAACATACAGCAGATGGCACAAAAACAAGATTTAGTTTCTTAACAAGTGATGGAAAACACAATGTAAACTTATTAGTGTATACGTCACAGACAGGTAAAGTACAACCAGACGAATATGCACTTGACTTTGCAACATTTGAAATTGTATTTACAAGTGCTCCAGCAAACGGAGACATCATTGATATCATTAGTATGGGTAACAGTGGTGAGAATATGATTTTAGATTATATACTAATAGGAGACGGTGTTGATGCAAAATACAATCTTCCAATTAGTGCCAGCATTGCTCAACAGGCATTAGTACTAGTTAATGGTGTTAAAAAAGCAAATCAAATTAACAATGTTAACTTAAGAGCAGAATTAGAATTCACAGGCGGCTATAAGCCGGCAGTGGGTGACCACATACATATATTTGTATTCAACTTAAACCCAAGTACAAGGATTGCTTATTCACATATAGGGCAAGAGATCTTTACTATGGATGGTAGTACTAGGACATTTACCCTAGAGAATGAGCCTTTATACGAAGGTCCTGTTGATGCTAAAATTTATGTAGAACTAGCAGAGGAACGTCTACGTCCTGCGGTATACACATACGCAACTGGTGACGGGACAAAGACAAACTTTGCTTTAACAGAGAATGCAGATATTGACCACGCATCGATATCGCAATCAGATGTTACAGTGTTCAGTAATGGAGCGGGAGTCGTTAGCGGCTGGACGCTTGTAGATAATGCAGGTGTCAAGGAAGTACAATTTTCTGTCGCTCCATTAAGTGGTTACAAATTAGCATTTGGTGATACTACAAATGCAGAGTACACAGTGTCGAGTACACAGATTACATTAGCAAGTGGATTAACTATTACAAGTGGAATTAAATTAAACGTAACAACGTTTAGTAGCCATAATGTTTTAGACATGACATCACAAACGTTTAAAGGTGCAACTGCTTCAGCAGTAGTATTAGCAAGTGGTTATGATAGTTCACCATTTGATGGCTCTGTGGCATTTGATACACCAACTACACAAATTATTAATACACCAACATATACATTATATAGAACACCTACAAATGCAAACTATCTGTGGGTTAGTAAAAATGGAATACGTTTAAGTGTAGGGCAAGACTTTGAAATTGAAAACGGACAACTTAAATTAATTGCAACGATTGCCGAAACAGATATTATTGTAATATCACAGTTTAGTGAAAATATTATTAAACAAAGAGTTTCTTGGAAGGTATGGCAAGACATACTTGGACAAGTAAGATACTACAGATTGTGCGAAGACAATACAACTTCATTAGCAATCGATTTAGCAAAAACAGATAAAGTTATTAATGTAGTAGACGGTAGCAAACTGGCAACACCAAACTTAAATGCTAATATTCCAGGCGTTATTTGGGTAGGTGGAGAACGTATTGTTTACTGGGAAATTGATGGAAACACTTTAAAGAATATCCACAGAGGTACAATGGGTACTGCGAGAGCATATAAACACTATATCACAGACCAAGTAATTGACGGCAGTGAACGTCAAGAGATACTGGATGCACATAATAAGGTATGGTACACATATGGTGATACTAACACGATACAGGATCAAACGTCTAATCAGGCTAAGTTCTTGAACGAATGCCAGGGTACAGCACCACTTGTAGCAGTAACTTTTGACCAAAGTGGAAGATATGTAGCATCTGGGTACGTTGATGAAAACTTCGTTCAAATTAACGAATAAATAAACATATAAGTAGGATAACAGAAACAAAATGGCAATAAAACTTCGTAGCAATAAAGCACTACCACTAACCTTTACAGAGTTGGATGGTAACTTTACGGATCTTGATTCGAGACTGACTACTGTAGAGACGACAAACGTTACTGCGGTTAATGGGTTATCTGGTAATATAACTATAACAACTAGTAATATTGCAGAAGGTACACACTTATATTATACTGATGCACGTTTTGATACACGACTTACTGCAAAGACAACTGACAACTTAACTGAAGGAAGTACTAACTTGTACTTCTCAAATTCATTAGTTGATACTAGACTTGCTACAAAGTCAATTGATGCATTAACAGACGTTGACACAACTACTGTGGCACCGACATCTTCTCAAGTATTAACTTGGGACGGATCACGATGGAAGCCAGCAACTCCTCCAGGAGCAAGTGGTGGAGAAGCAAACACAGTTTCAAATATTGGAACTGGTAAAAACTTATTCAAACAGAAGGTTGGTATTGACTTAGAGTTTAATACAATACGTTCTACAGATACTATTATTGGTATTTCACAAAACACAGGTAACAACACAGTTGACGTAGTATTTTTACCAACTAGTGATGTAAGTGTTAATACACAAAAAATTACAAACGTTGTTGATCCTACTGCGGCTCAACACGCGGCTACTAAAGCCTATGTTGATTCAGCAACAGCAGGTATTGTTACTACACAAGCAATCGCCGGCGACACTGGAACTGACAATGTTACATTAGGCACTGACACTTTAACGTTTACTGGAACAGCAAACGAAATTGAAACTGCCGTTACTGATAATGTAGTAACTTTTGGATTACCAAATAATGTTACTATTGGATCAAACTTAACTTTAACTGGTGCGGCTAACAATGTTAACTGGACAAATGCAAGTAACAGATTATCATTTGATGATAGTGCTCAAGCAACATTTGGTAATGCACAAGATTTATTAATTCAGCACAATGGCACACATAGTTTTATTACACACAGTGGAACAGGCAGTTTAAGAGTTCAAGCAAATACATTAACATTAGAAAATGGCACAGGCAACAATTACTTAAAAACTTACAACGGCGCACAAATTGAATTGTATCATAATGCAATTAAGAAATTTGAAACAACAGCAACAGGTGTAAAAACTGTTGGTGGAATTAATGTTAATAGTGCATACACGTTACCAACAGCAGACGGTACAGCAGGACAAGTTTTAGTAACAGACGGAGCAGGTGCAATTACTTTCGCTACTGATTCGACAACATTATCAGGCTTAGGCATATCTGCTTCTACTACAGAAGTTAATTACACAACAGGTGTAACAAGTGCAATACAAACACAACTTACAGCATTATCAACTAGTAAACTTGCATTAGCAGGTGGTACAATGACTGGTGCTATTGCAATGGGTACTAGCAAAATTACAGGCTTAGGTGATCCAACTGCGGCACAAGATAGTGCAACTAAAAGTTATGTTGATGCACAAGTTTCAGGACTTAGCACAACTTTAACAGTTAGTGATGGTTCAACAACAGACACAGTTACAGTTGGAACAGATACATTAGCATTTGTAGGCGGTACAAATATTAGTACTAATACAACTGATAATACAATTACTATGGCAGTTACAGGCACAGTAGCCAATAGTACAAATGCCGTAAATGCAACAAAGATAAATATACAAGCAAGTAGTACAAACGCTAATCATTATGTGACATTCGTTAATGCTACTAGTGGAAATTTAGATGAATACGTTGATACTAACTTAATGTATAATCCAAATTCAAATATTTTAACTGGTGGTACATTTAGTGGTACTTCAACACAGGCACAATATGCTGACTTGGCAGAGGTTTATAAACCAAATGCTATATTGTTACCTGGAACTGTAGTTGTAGTTGGCGGCGATGAAGAAGTTAGAAAATATCAACCAGGCGATGATTATATCGCAGGGGTCATTTCAACTGCTCCGGCATATTTAATGAACAAAGATGCAGATGGTCAACCAGTTGCATTAATAGGTCGTGTACCTTGTATTTGTTCAGGAACAGTTACTAAAGGCAGTCCAGTACTTGCGATTGCAGATGGCAAAGTAAGTATGAATGGATCAGGACCTGTAGTTGGTATTGCATTAGAGAGTAGTACAGACAATGGTGATTCGTTAGTAGAAATTATGTTGAAAATATAATATGACAAAAGATATAAAAAACAAAAAAGAAAATGAGAGTAAACAAATGAATAAACCAGATGAAAATAGTGGAGTTCAAGTACAAGGACATATTAAAATCTTTGATCCTGAATCAGGTGAAGTATTTGTAAACAAACGTAACGCCATTCATTATGAAAATATGAGTGAAGCATTAGCAATGAGTTTAGCGAATAAAACTAACGGTTTTGTTCACGAAATGCATTTTGGTAATGGCGGTACTAGTGTAGATCCAACAGGAGTTATAACTTATTTGCCAGCAAACAATACTGGACAAAGTGCAAATTTATATAACCCAACTTATTACAAAGTTGTGGACGATACTAGTAGTTTAAACACAGATCCAGTTAGAAACAAAATTCAAGTAAGCCATACAAGTAGTTTGGTTTACACTGATATCGTTGTAAGTTGCCTACTAGATTATGGTGAACCTAGTGGACAAGCCGCTTTCGACAACGCAAGTAACTTTGAAAGCACATATGTATTCGACGAATTAGGACTTAAATCGTGGAATGGAACAGTGGGTACGGGTAATTTATTAACCCATGTAGTATTCCACCCAGTACAGAAGTCGTTAAACAGGTTGATTCAAATTGATTATACAGTTAGAATCCAGACTTTAACCAACCTAAGCACTATTAGTTAATATGTGGATATATTAAAAATTGAATAAATACAATAAATTGGAGCAAAGATAAAATGGCCTATACAATTAATAAAACAAGCGGAACAGTACTTGCCAGCGTGGCTGACGGTACTATTGACGGCTCAACTGCTGATTTAACGCTTATTGGAAAAAATTACAGTGGCTACGGAGATGCTTTAAACGAGAACTTCGTTAAACTGTTAGAGAACTTTTCAAACACAACTGCTCCTAGTTCACCGCTGGCAGGTCAACTTTGGTGGGATTCAACAAACAACTTATTAAAAGTCTACACAGGTAGTACTTTTAAAACTGTTTCAAGTTCTACTGCAAGTGCGTCTGCTCCGGCGTCAGGTGTAGTAGGAGATTTATGGTGGGACACTGGCAACAGTCAGTTAAAAATTTACAATGGTGCAAGTTGGACTTTAGTCGGACCTGCATTTAGTTCAGGTGCTGGACAAAGTGGACCAGTAATTGAAAGCATTAATGACAGCGGTGGAGATGCACATATTATCGTAAAGATAATGATAGCAGATTCTATCGTAGCAATAGTAAATAAGGACACGGCATTTACGCCAAGTCCAAGTATTGCAGGATTTACAAGTATTGCGCCAGGATATAACCTGAGCACAGGTGTAGCAAATAATAAAATTAACGGAACAGCAACAGATTCAGATGCATTAGGTGGTCAAGCGGCTACTAGTTATCTACGTTCAGATGCTAATGATACCTCTTCGGGTACATTGGGTATTTTAAACGACAGTGGAATCAGTGTTGGTATTGACAGCGATTTAACGTTGACAGTAAGTGGAAATGATGTTACAATTAAAAATATAACTTCCGATGGAGATTTAATTCTCGGTGTTAATGATGGTGGTACGCCTAAAGCGGCTGTTACTATTGATGGCGCAACAGGAGAAGTTTTATTGTTAGCAGTTCCAACAAGTGCATTAGGAGTTGCAACTAAAGGCTATGTTGACAGTGTCCTAAGTGGCTCTGGAACATTAGCAAGTGATGGTAGTACTGCATTAGCAGGCGACTTATTACCTGATGCGAATAACACAAGAGATTTAGGTTCTTCAGGAACCAAATTTGCACAAGTACACGCAACGACCTTCCACGGAGAAAGTACATCGGCACAGTATGCGGATTTGGCGGAGCGTTTTGCTTCTGATAATTCATATGCCCCAGGTACAGTTGTCGAACTTGGAGGAGCTCAAGAGATTACACGAGTAAGTGAAGAACGCTCAAGTAAGGTGTTTGGTGTTATCTCAACAAGACCAGCGTACTTAATGAACGCAGGTGCAGGTGATGAACATACACACCCAGCAGTTGCTATTCAAGGTCGTGTGCCAGTTACTGTAATAGGTACAGTTACAAAAGGCGATAGACTAGTAAGTGCAGGAAACGGAATCGCAAGAGCAGGTTCTTCGAGTGAAATTAGTGCGTTTAATACCATTGGTAGAGCACTTGAAAATAAATATACTGAAGACGAGGGAACTGTAATGGCCTTTGTTAAAGTAAACTAATTAACTATAATTTAGGGGATATATAAATGACATATAGTTCAGGCAATACAATTTTAGCCGCAGACTACAACTCTTTCGTAAGTACAATTAATACCGTGATCGGTAACAGTGCATCTTATAAAAGTGGTTCAGGCTACGGACAAAGTTCAATTGCAACAGTAAGTGCGTCAGCAACTATTGGTGCAAGTGAATGGGGAACATTAATGACAGCGGTAACAAACGCCGCAACACACCAGGGAACATCAATTAATATTGGTAGTAACCCAAGTACAAGTGATACTATTGAAGCATTAGATGGTTCAACATCAGGTTCAGGAACACTTAATTTAAGTACAGCAGTTTCTAACGTTAGTTCAAATGCTAACAACGTAGATGCTTCACAACAAACTACAGTAGCAGGCGCGGCAGTTTCATCAAGATCAGGTACATGGGGTAACCCATCCGTTGAAACTATCAACGCAGAAGTTTATTCACAATTTTCTTCACAGGCGGCTTTAGATGCTTTCTTTAATACTGGTGGAGAAATTCACTTAACTTTCCAACACGCAACTGGATCAAGTGCTCAAGACGTTGACTGGAGAGCAATTTTCTCTACTAAAGTAGGAACATTGAAATTACAAAAAACTTCAATGGCTCGTACTGGTTCAGGTGGAACTTTTGCGGCATTTGGTTATACTTCATTAACTAGTTCTTACCAAAACATATTTACTGGTACTAACATTGGTGGCGGCGCATATGCGGCGAACGATATGACAGTAACAGCAAAATTAGACGAAACTAACCACAGAATATACTTTGTTATTACACTAGTTGACCAAGCAACAGCGGTTGCTCCAAGTAATGCAGATACAGTTCAGGCAGGAACAGCAGTTTCTATAGGTTATAGAAAGAGTACAGTATATTCTCCGGCTACTCCAACGAACGTACAAGTAGACTCATTTTAATTATTAGGTAAAAAAACTTAATAATTAGATTGACATTCGATCCCCTATCATATAAAATAGTAGAGTAGTTAGTAAAACAATTACTCTACTATTTTTTAATAGGAAACACAATGAATAATCTAGACACAATTTTCGATAAATCAAAGTATATCGCAGTTCAGCAAAACCAACTGCAACTTCTAAAAGAACTTATCAAAGAGAAGCTCACCGTTGGTCACCATGGCGGACTGTTTTATATTAACAGTGAGCTTTTAAACTTTTTAGACTTACTAGAACGTTCAGACTATGACTCAGCAGTTGTAGACGACATGAACGGCAATCCCACTGAAATTCCAAACGTAAAAGAATTTAAAGCAACCTGCATGGAAAAGTATGCTCAAGAGCAGAACAATGCACTAGCAGAAATAAGACGACTACGAAAAGCAAGGACAGTTCAAGAGTTAGTACAGTATGACTTCAACGAAGAAAACTAATGGAATTCTTCTCTTTGCAAAAAACAATAAAGACTTTAATTATATAAAACAAGCACAAGTCTCGGCTATGTTAGCCAAGCATTATCTAAATGTTCCTGTAGCAATAGTAACAAGTGTAGATGAATGTTCAGAAGACCTTTCGATGTTTGATGTCGTTATTGATTGGAAAGCAAAAGTAGAAGAAATAAACCTCAGACCAATGTACGTGGACGGTAAGTTCAAGCCCGTGCAATGGCATAATCTCGATAGACTAACTGCATATGAGTTATCTCCTTTCGACGAAACAATCCTAATAGACACAGACTACTTAATACAAAATGATGTGTTAAACGCAGTATGGGGTAATATAGAACCTATGCTAATGAATACGCATACACGGATACCTGCTAAACATCAACAACACGTTTACGAACTTGTTGTACAAGACGGTTTCCCTAAAGTACATTGGTTTACAGTTATGTACTTTCGTAAGTGTCAAGCAACTGAAGATTGGTTTAATGTTGCAAAGTATGTTAGAGAGAACTACGACTTTTATAAAAATACATTTAGAATTCCGTATCAATACTTTCGTAATGATATAACTGCCGCGATTGCAAGTCATTTAATTGGCGGCTTTAGAGATGACTATATTAAACCTTTGCCTATTAGACAGATCAATAGTTTTAATATGGAAAAGATATTGCAGGTTAAAAAAGATTCAATACTAATAGAAACAGAAACAATACCAGTACTAATGAAGAATACAAATGTACATATGCTGAATAAACAATCCATTGAAGAACACTACGATACATTTATGGAGATATATTCATGAGCAGAGGTTATTTTACATTCGCACAGTATAGTGAAAAGTTTGGGGACTATCCCCGAATGGCATATGCATTAGCATTAAGCCTTAAAGCAAGTCAAACAAAAGGGCCCAGTGACTTAACTGTCGGTATGACAGAGGACGATTTGAAAAAGTTACCTAAGCATTATCTCGATGTTTTTAACGTAGAGATTATCCCCTGGACAGACGAAGCAATAATGCACAACTGGAAGTTGCAAAATGAGTGGAAGGCTTATCATATGACCCCGTATGATGAAACTATTAAACTCGATGCAGATATGCTCTTTACTGTTGACGTGGACTACTATTGGGAAATAGCGAAAGCAAGAAACTTTCCGATAGCAGTCTGCGACACTATACATACTTTTAGAGATGTTGTAGGAGATGATTCATATTATAGACAAGGGTTTAAAGATAATCAATTCTATAATGCCTACAGTGCTTTAACTTACTTTGCTAAAAGTAACGAAGCATTAACGTTCTTTAATCAAGTAGAAGACATTTATAGACATTGGGACAAATACGCAAACAACTTTATGCGAATTAATCCCAATGAAGTTGCATACACTGATGAAGTGTATGGCATGGCTATTAGATTACTAGGGTGGCAAGACAAAGTCAGACCACCAAAGTCATTTAGTTTTGTACATATGAAAAGTAAATGTCAAGGACTATTGGATTATTCAATAAGAGATGAGAACTGGACAGATTATTTAGACGGACAATATAATGAAGAAGGTATGTGGATTAATAACTATTACCAAACAAAGCCAGTGCATTATGTAATGAAGTCTTGGTGTACAGATGAATTAATTAAAACACTAGAAAAACAAGCAGGAGTATAATGTCAGACTTTACAGATTTATCATTTAACCAGTTAATGGAAGAACACTTTGGTGCATTAAAACCGCAACAGCCTGAGACTAAGTTTTATCTATGGTTTGATTTGTTTGGTAAGATATTAACTATGTCTAATCAAACACAAGAGGAAATGAAGGACGAATCCTTTATTAACATTAGTAAAGAACAGTTTTTAGAGTTGCAAGATGTAAACTTAAATAACTTTATTGTAGATAAAGAAACAGAAACAATAGTCGATATCAGTGCCTCGTTTGCTAATAATAATTCTAAGTTAAATAAAATCGACCCTACGTTATGGAACAAAGATCGTTTAGTAACACTACAGTTTAATAAAGAAACAAGAACATTAAAAGTTAAAGTTAATACTATGTTACCTGCTAAAAGAAAATTATGGGTTGTTCCAAAAGGTAATTATATGATTATACTTGCTGAACTTGAATTGCATTCTGCAGTTGAAGAAGATATACACATTAAAGAATATAAAAACATTGATAGTATTGAGATTGTCACAGAGTCGGACTTGAATATCTTTACTGCTTTTAAGGAACTATAATATGAAACAAACTTATCCAATGAGTGACTTCGACGTTGTATACATTAGTTATGACGAACCTAACGCAGAGAAGAACTGGGCAGACTTGTTAAGCAAGTGTCCATGGGCAAAACGTGTACAAGGTGTTAAAGGCTTTGATGCGGCACATAACGAAGCAGGCAGAATTGCAACCAAACGTCGACTAGTTACAGTAGACGGTGACAATATAGTACACGCAGACTTCTTTAAACAAACTATTGAGATTGACGAAGAAGAACAAGCAGACTATATCTTTAGTTGGTGTGGACATAATATTATTAATAGTTTAGCATACGGTAACGGCGGACTTAAACTATGGCCCAAGCACATTATTGAAAACATGAACAGTCATGAGAATGATGCAAGTGAAGACGGTGCTCATAGTGTAGACTTTTGTTGGATGCTAACGTATTACCAGATGGCAGATACATTTAGTGATGTATGTATTAACGCAACGCCTGAACAAGCATACAGAGGCGGCTTTAGAGAAGGTGTCAAGATGAGTTTAGATAAAGGTATACTTCCTCCACGTAACAAATTCCTAACACAAAATCATATAAAGAACTTACAACGTTTAAGTGTTTGGTGTAGTGTTGGTGCTGATGTGGACAACGGTGATTGGGCCTTACTAGGGGCCAGAGAAGCCGTATGCTTAACGAACTTAGATGATTGGGATCATACTCACATCGCGGACTATGAATATATGCAACCGTTTGTTAAAGATAAATTAATTGCATATGCTGATACAGATAAACGTCAACAAGCATTTAAACACTTTGGTGACAGATTAAGAAATGAACTACACTTTAGAGTTGCTGACTTGGATGCAGATGCAAGTATATGGTTTAAAAGTGTTTATCAAAACCCAAAACGTTTTGGCGTAATGATAACAGAACAAGAAGCAGATAAAAAGAAATGATTCGTATAGCACACAGAGGTAACACAACAGGTCCTAATCCGTTAATGGAAAACAAACCTGAGTACTTGCTACAAGCAGTTAACGATGGGTACGACTGTGAAGTTGATGTATGGCTTATAGATAATGAGATTTGGTTAGGGCATGACAGACCGGATTACAAAGTTGACAAAGAGTTTATCAGCAATCCAAGATTTTGGAATCATGCAAAGAATTTAAATGCATTACACTATATGTTAGAAAACAACATACATTGTTTTTGGCACGAGGGCGATGAGAGAACTCTAACTAGTAAAGGATACATATGGACGTACCCTTATAAAGAAGTAACTGAGAAAAGTATTATTTGTTTACAGCACGAGTTAGATGTTGCTCCACAAGGGTGTTTAGGTATATGCTCCGATTGGCCTAACGATCAAAATGACGTTCACAACATCGAAGGATACCCTGTATGAAAATAAGATACTACAAAGATATAGATGGTTTCAGATGGATAGGGTTTCTACTTGCAATGGCAAGTGCGTTTATACTATCCGGAGGTGATGCACATTTACAATGGGCTGGCTGGGGAATTGCTTTAGTTAGTTGTAGTATATGGGTATACATTGGATACCAGGATAGAGACACACCGAGAACATTAATGGAACTCATGTATTTAATATTAGCAATACGTGGAGTTTGGAATTGGATTGGAGTATAAAATGAAAATAGCAATCTGCCTAAGCGGACAATTAAGATCAAGTTGGAGAAAATGTATTCCAACATTTAAAGATATATTTAAAGAACATGAGGTACATTATTTTGGACACACATGGAAAACTAGAAGTGCTCCTAATTTTGTTAAAGTAACAAAAGGGATTAGTGACGTCGAAGAAGTTACAAACAATGAAGTACAAGAACTTCGTAGAGAACTTCCTGGTATTAATTTACTTGTACAAAAAGATATCGAATTTGAAGCAGGGCTTGACCAAGCATTACATGATGTAAATTACCAAAGTCAATTCTATGGTGTAAAGGTAGCGGCACACTTAAAAAAGAGATACGAAATAGAAAACAATAGTAACTTTGATTTAGTTGTTAGATTACGTTGGGACACCATGTTTGATGAAGATTGGCAAGTACCTGAACCTAAGAAAGATACACTACAAGTTATACACTTAGGTTTCGAACAAGGTAATCACAGAAGTCGTTGTGGAGACTTATACTGGCAAGGACCAACAGATGTATATGATATTGCTTGTGATTTTTACAGTCACTTTCACAGACATCCTAAAGAGTTTTTTGAAATGCCAGAGATGTTACACTACGGACCTGAACACGTTTTTATGTATTACTTAAAAGAATGTAACTTAAACTTGGAACAAATATTTCCACCAATTAAGTTAGTTAGACCTAAACAAGAGCATATGACAGGCGGAGGCGATTATGAAACACTTTAATACAGATACCGAACGTACTGCAATATGTTTTAGTGGCGAACTTAGAACTTTTAAAGTTGCGATGCCACGTATACTTGATTACTTTAGAGATACACCTGCAGACATTTATTGCCACACATGGACAACTTCCGGTGATAAACTTCATAAGAAACAAGACTTTGATTTACTAGAGGAAATGATTGATAACAGTGTACATAACTTTGTTGATATGGAATATCAAACATCTATTAATCATGCAGGACCGTTTGGCAATATGCTTTACAGCATACAAAAGGCTAATTTTAATAAGTGTAAAACAGAAGTACGCAATAACTTTAGATACGACAAAGTAATTAAATGTAGGTACGATATGCTAGTGCCAAGTGGAAAAACATTCGGCAATAGACAAATAGAAGATAGAAGTATATACTACAGTATTGGCAACAGAGGATTAGTACCTAACGACTTTGG